AGTCACAATCAATAAAATTAGAATAATGAAAATGAAATGTGGGAAATCCTTGTTAAATCGCTGAAAACGTTGATTTTAATAGGGTTTCCAGCATTTCGATAATGATATTTCGGTTGTTTTAGAAAGATTAAAATGGGTTCCGTTAGTCACAGTTAGTCACAAATGGAACTTTTATCTTTTCTATTTCTGTCCGAAGTTCTTCCAGTGTCCTATGTCCATATACCGCGTTTGTAACATCTCCACCAAAGGAGTGGCCAAGCATTCGTTTTCGGTCATTCTCCCGGACGCCGTATTTTTCGCACAGGGCTGAAAAGGTGTGTCGACAATCATGCGGCGTGTGTTTCGGATTACCGACTATTCCTAAACGTTCCAGTGTAGGATAGAACAGTGCTTTTCTGTGATGTTGCTGAGTATATACACATAGTTTCCCATCTTGTGCCAGTACTTTCTGTTCGACAAAATGGTATACAGCAGGATGTATCGGAACAATTCTATTTTTACCAGCTTTTGTTTTGATTCCGCCTTGAAAGTATTTCTCTTCCAGGTTGGTTGTAAGTTTTAACACTTCGCCAATTCTCCAACCAGAATAACACATAATAAGAATGAGCTGCGCTTCCGGGTCGTCGGCATTATTCCATAAAGTTTGTAGCTCCTGATCAGAAAATGGTGTTCCGTGTTCGGTGTCATTATCAGCATTGACATGGACATATAACGCCTTATTTTCCGTTACAATTTCTGAGTAAACCGCATATTTGTACATCTGCTTGAATAGAGTCAGGATAGCCATCTGACTTTGCTTTTTCAGCTTACATCCATCAATAACCTTTTGCATATCAGGAGCCTTTAAATCTTCAAATATGCGATTGTGCAGAACAGTGCAGTTTGTATAAGCTGTTCGATACGCTTCCTTTGAACTGTATGACAGTTTTGTCCCCTCTGGGAACTTCCACGCATAAAACTGTTTATATACCTCTGAGAACGTCAATTTCTTGATTTCCGGGTGTTTTCCTTCGACACCCTTGATTGTATTGTAGTCAGCAATCAAGCGGCTTATAAGAGTATCTATGTCAGTTGTAGGGGACACCTCAAGAGTCCGTTCCATGCCGGGCTGATACGTGCCGGCTTTGTATGCTGTCAGGACAGTGAAACCTTTTATCCAGTCATCCACATAGCAGATTGCCGGCGGACGTTTTAGTTTACCAGTATCGTCCGGTGTAGCTGGTGGATGTACTGCGAAACAGTTTCTCCGGTTCTTGCCAAGATAACGGATGCTGCCGAAACTATTCGGCAATTTTGGATATTTCTTTCTTTTCTTCGCCATTTTTATTCCTCTTTTCTTTATAGCTGTTTTAGGTATAAAAATAACAGCCGAACAAATTTTCTGGGTTGTTCGACTGCTCCGAAGATGATACAATATGTTTTGCCAGCATACATTTCTTCGGAGATGTATAAACGCCGTCCCGGTACGCCAATGCCGGGGCGGTTTTTACTAGTTATGCGATTTCCAATTTACTCTCATTACAATTCCTACAATCCAATAAATTCCACCAGTGAAGATTCCTAAAATGAAAATCCAAAGCCAACTTAAATACCATGGCATTTTTCTTTTTATATATGGTGTGCTAGAGCTTGCACTTGCTGACGAAGATGTAGAATTGTTAATGATAATGTCTCTATCTCTTGAACTTTCTAACTGTTCAACTTGTTTTCCACATTTCGGACACACTACGCAGTCATCGTCAATAAGCTCTCCGCAGTGCTTACAATATTTTTTCTTTTCATTCATGATAAACACCCTCCTGATATGTTTTCGCCACACTTCGCACTTTTTATGCGGATTATGTATTTTGTACCGCTGATTTTGCAATATTATGTAAAGTACGGTTATTCGTGGTATTTTTATTTTATCATTTTAAGAGCATATTGTAAAGATTTAGAACGAAATAGAGTGATTTAGATGAAAAAGAAATGTTTTAAGTGCTTTGTACTTCTCTTGCTGATCTATAAGGTATTTAGTCTTGTACATACCCCACAAAAGATAATTTCCAATAATAATCAGAAAGATATGCAGATAGTTCATTCGTATATGGTATATCAGGAGCATTCTGTCCAGAAGTATCCACATACAAACAACGGCGGTGGAAAAGTTTGTGATCTCGCATTTTTCCTCTGCAAAAGCATAATTTTCTTTGAGATTGTAAAGTTTGCCTACGAAATAACAAAAGTCCATGTGTATATTTGGCAGTTGCCAAGAGTCGGAATAGGTGGTATAATAGCAAAAGCGAACTAATGTTCGGTTCTATTTCCCACAAGCCGGACATATACTGTAGTGTAAGTGGTAGCTGCGACAGGGAGGGTTATTTATGGATTATAAGAAAGAGATTATTGAGATGGTTGAAAAATGCACGAATAATCATTGGATAGAAGTGATTTATATATTTGTGAAAAGGCTAATCGGATAACATTAAAAAAGACAAGGGTTTGCGCATTGCCCTTGTCTTTCTTTTTACTTATTAGAAATCATGTCAATAAGTTTTTCTAAATTGTCCCATCCCTCATCATCCAATCTGGCTAATGCAGACACGAGACGGTGTCGGAAAGAATCTTCTCCAGATTTCATTACGTCTGCAAGCATGGCAGAAATTTGTTTGTCTTTAATTCCGGGTACAAACATATCTCCGTTTCCAGTTCTGAGCCATTCTTCGTTTACGTTAAATTCTCTGCAAACATCATCAATAGTCCGATCTGACGGAACTTTGCTTCCCATTTCAATTTGCGCTACAAAATTCCTACTTATCTTTAGTTTGTCTGCAAATTCTTGCTGAGTTACGTTTAATTCTTTTCGCAACTCTTTAAACCTGTCTTTCAATTTAATTCCTCCTTTCTGAAAATATAATATCATAAAATGTTTACAAAGTCAACAAAAAAGTATTGACAAATGTTGTCTAAGGGACTATACTGTGTTTACAAGGTAAACAAAGGAGGTGGAAAATATGAAACGCCATCCGATTATGGAATATGTGATTCCAGCAATTGTAGCAAGTGTGGCAACAGTTTTAATCCGTTTAGTGCTAGGGTGGTAAGAATCGAAACAATAATCGGAATAGCCACATCTTTCAATAGTAACTTTTTAAATTCATGTTTTCTTTCAGCAATATAAGATTTTCCCTGTTCGGAAATCGTAATAGAGAGAGTTTTTCCTTTTGCATATCTGACCTGACCGTCTTGATTGATTTTAGGAAAAGATTCTCTATTAACAGAAATCAATTTTTCTTCTTCAAGAAAATTTGAAATTTTGATTTCATTTTCCGATAGAGAAGAATATTCAATTTTTTCTTTGCTTGAAAGATATTTCAAGAAATTAAATTGTTCTTTATTGAGATACACAATATCACCTCCCGTCTACTGGGAGTATATCACAAGAAAGGAGTGAGTACATGTCTGAAAAAGAAAAAAGAATCGTTGAAAAGCTAAAAAACGCGATTCCTAAGATGTCAGAATTTGACAAGGGTTACATTCTCGGAAAGACGGAAAGTTTTTCTGAGAAAAAAGATGATTCTGACCAGAAAGAAAACGGGAAAGGAGTAGATTATGAATAAAATTTTCGTTCCACACGAACTTAAAACAATCGAGGTTGACACAGAAAAGAAAATCTTCCGCATCAACGGAGAGGATTTCGGACGTGAATGTACAGGTTTCATGATTTCCTGTACACCGGATGGTTTCCGTATTGATATGGAAGTGGACACGACCATACACTTTGCGACTTATTCTAATAAGGGAGCACAGAAAGAACAAGGAACGTATTAAGCGGAAACTCCTTTATGTGAGTCACGCAGAGCACTGTAAGTTCCCAGAAGATAAGAAGCATTATATTCTGGGGTATATGGACGGAGTTATTGATTGCAGTAATTCTGACCAGAAAGAAAGTAAGAAAGGAGTATGAAATGAGCGAAGTTGATACTTACATTAAAGAAAATGCAGAAGTCCATCAGTTCGCTGCAGAGGTCGCAAGAATCATATCAGCAATCCCACAGATGCCGGAGTTCTCATCAGAGAATATGACCGTAGCCGATGCGAGTCAATTGATCGGACTCCCTATTACAGCAATCCGGGCAGGAATTGTGTATGGATGGTTGCCGATTGGTGTGGCTGTGCAGAATAATAAGCCGGCAAAAAGTCTTTCCGGTGGACGAATTACTTACATTATAAGCCCCAGGAAAGTCTATGAAGTAACTGGACATGTCTGGAAAGGTAAGGCTGCTCTTAATAAGTGAGTGCCCCGGAGGGAGTCGACACCTCCGCCCCGGAGCTTTGCACCCACTAAAATGCCTTAGTGGATAGATACATTATAGTTCTCTATCTGCTAATTGTAAAGACAAATAAGAAAAAATAAGGAGAAATTAGCAAGATATGAGTGAAATTAGAAACGAAAATCAGCTAACATGGGCTGACACCGAAGTAGCACTTGCGACTGAAATTGTCGAAGAAAGCAAGAAAAAGTCAAAAAGATGGTTCACAGCATGGGTTGTGACGGCTGCCGCACTGGTGGCAAGCAACCTTGCGTGGATTGCAGGAGAAATGAAATAAAATGAAAGAATATATGTTGATCGCCGTATGCATGCTCGCCGGGAAATATGTGGATATACCTATCTGGCTAAACATCTTTTTCGGTATCTCGGCAGCATGGGCAGTACGCCAGATGAAAGCAGACTGGCAGTAGGAAATAAGGAGGATAAGAAAATGTTCGAGAAAGAGATTGATGAAATTTACGAACTCTGCAAAAGAGTTCATAATGAAGTTCCGACAGCAAGTGCCACATTCAACTATTCATTTTATGGCATGAGCGTATTTGGACTCAAAAGGCAGGAAGATATTTGCCTTCCCAAAGACAAATTTAAATGGGATTTGTACCAAAACGTATCTTTTAACCCATTTTACGAGAAAGAAAGTCGTGAAAGTCTCAGAATAATCAAAGCTTTCTTGTTGGAACTTCTGATAGATGGGAGGTGCCCGTTAGATGTTGAATCAAATGGAGTTGAAGCTCCTTCCGACAATGGAACTGATAACGACAGTAAATGAGCTTCTGTCAGAGCTGAATAAGCGAAAGCAGTACATTATCGACTGGGAGAACCCGGACATGTATCTGAATCATCTTGAATATCACAGTGCCAGCGGGTTGTTTCCGGGCGGCGGTATTAACCCTGCAAGGGGAGATGGTTCTGACAATGTTTACTGCTTTTTCAAGGCGGTGTGAACATGGATGAGAGAATTAATGAAATTCTGAGATTGATTGATATACAGCTTGCCACAGTCCCGGATAACCCCATTGAAGAATCATACAAGGCAAGAATGCTAGCAAACTATGTGCAGGCTCTAAATGGGCTTTTAACGGCTCAGAAATCGTATAAGGAGGAAACGAATGAGTGAATTTGAAATCCGTATTCCGGCAAGAAAGAAACAACTGGTAACCGGAAAAGACAATCAGGTTGTAAAGGTTTCATCAGACGCATACAACGCGCTGGTCGAAATCTATAACGAATCAACCTTATCAATGAAAGACATTGCAAGCTTGCTGATTATCGAGGGCAGTAAACATGTGGTTTATGACAAGGAGGAATAGCAATGGCAACACCCGTATTAATTATTGGAAAATCTGGTTCTGGCAAGAGTACCAGTCTTAGGAACTGCCAGAATGAACACTGGAATCTTATTAGAGTATTGAATAAACCGCTTCCGTTTAAAGGAAAGATTGACGGATGGTTTACAGATGATTACCAGCAGGTAATGAAGTGCCTGATCGCATCAAAAGCAGAGTCTATCGTAATTGATGATGCAGGGTATCTTATCACGAATCATTTTATGAAGGGACACGCTTCTGCTGGAAAAGGCAATGCAGTGTTCGCTCTGTACAATGATATTGGAGACTATTTCTGGAATCTTATCCAGTTCATTGTAACAAAAGTACCGCAGAATAAAATTGTTTACCTTATGATGCATGAAGAAAAAGACGATTCCGGGGAAGTAAAGCCTAAGACAATTGGTAAGCTTCTGGACGAAAAAGTTTGCATCGAGGGCATGTTTACTATCGTTCTTCGCTGCATTGAAGAGAGTGGAAAACACTTATTTGTCACTCAGTCCAGTCAGGGAGCGGTAAGTAAATCCCCGATTGGAATGTTTGACAGTTTGACTATTGATAACGACCTTGCAGAAGTTGACAAGGTTATCAGGGATTATTATGAATTAGGAGGAACAGATAATGCAGAAACCAAATAATTACGATACTACACAGGCAGCAGGAGAATTTGAACCAATTAAGCTCGGTGGCCATAAGATGGTAATTAAGCAGGTATCAGAGAAAGAATCCCAAGGCGGACTTGATATGCTCATTATCTTGTTTGATTTTGCAGAAGGAGACGAACAGGCGGGGTACTTTATGAAGCAGTTCGAAAACGATATCCGTCCAGACAAGAAATATCCGAATGCCGGTACTAACTATATGATTATTGACGAGAGTGTAGATTATGGTGTCCGTAACCTTAAAACATTTATCACATGTGTAGAAAAGTCAAATCCGGGATTTGCTGTTAAGTGGGGTGATAACTTCGGGCAGCAGTTTAAAGGCAAGTTGATCGGCGGCATCTTCCGTCTGGAGAAAGACTGGTACGACAACAAAGAAGTAAAACGTCACAAGCTTGCATGGTTCCGAAGTATTGAGGGAATTAAGGATGCAGATATCCCAGAAGAGCGTACCACAAAAGCCTATGACGATCATCTGAAAGAAGAAGCTATCATGGGAGCAAATCCGTCAGGTACGGACTTCATGAGTATTCCAGACAGCGTGGCAGATGATGTCCTTCCGTTCAATTAAAAGGATGTGTTTTTAATGGTTATACAAGCGGACACAAGAGAACACAAAAAGGAATGGGAACGGATTCAAAAACAGTTTGATGACATTGGAGTACAGTATTTCAGATCAAAGTTATATTGTGGAGATTATCAGTCGCTTGACAACGCAAAGCTCTGTATTGACCGTAAGAAGGATTTACAAGAGCTTTGTGGAAATGTCTGTCAACAACATGAAAGATTCAAGGCAGAACTTATCAGGGCACGTGAAGCCGGTATTCAGCTGATTATCCTATGTGAGCATGGACCAGATATTAAATCAGTTGGCGATGTGTATTTTTGGGAGAACCCAAGGAAACACAAAGTTATCTGGAGGACGATAAACGGCAAAAAAGTAAAGACTGTAATCTCTGACAAGGCTGTTGATGGCTGCCAGTTGTATAAATCTCTCTGCACAATCAGAGATAGATACGGAGTCCGATTTGAATTCTGCACGAAAGAAGAAACTGGGCGGCGGATCGTGGAGCTGCTGTCATGACTAAGGGAGAAATCAAACAGTCAGTAAAAATGCCAGAAATTCTCTCCAGGTACGGGCTAAGGCCGAATAGAGCAGGATTTATATGTTGCCCTTTTCACAAGGAAAAGTCAGCGTCCTGCAAAATCTACGATGATTCCTTTTACTGTTTCGGCTGTGGAACTGGCGGTGATGTGTTTGATTTTGTGATGCAATACGAATCCGTCCCTTTTAGTACGGCGTTTATTGAGCTGGGTGGCACTTATATATCAAAAAAAGGTAAAAGCCGCAACCAGATCAGACATGAAATGCGAGATATTAAATCAAAAAAACACAACCCTGTTCAGGATCCTAATGAGATTGAGCAGGTAGAAAAGAACATGCTTATGTACGAAACAGCACTAAAAACGTTCCCTCCTGATTCAGAAGAGTGGTATATGTGCCAGTTTAATCTTGAGAAAGAAAAAAGCAGATACGAAATGTTATCAGCTAAGTCAGGAGGTGAGAAAAATTCTTGAAAATATTGAAAACTTACAGGCACAAGACTTTATGGAAAAGCAGTTGTATGAAGAGCTTTTTTCAGTAAAAAGTAAAATTGACCGCTCAGAAATCAAGTTTAAGCTGATGGACCGGGCAAAAAGTGTGAAAGCGAAGCATATAGCAGAAGAGTTCATAAAGGAATTCCAGAAAGCAGAACAGGAAAAGGAAAAAGAAGAAAAAGTAAATCGTTCTATGCAGTTAGTTGAAAACATCACAAACTTTTATCCTGATTCTGTTGATAAGGAATATCCTAACATGGCTTGTGGTAGCTGGATAGCTACAGAGAACGGAATATTTTCCTCTGAAACATCTAAGGCAAGAGAACTTGTATGTCACCACCCGATCATGCCGATACGTCGTCTAAAAAACATCGAGACAGGAGAGGAACAGATCACGGTGGCTTTTAAAAGGGATGGATATTGGACAGAAATAACTGTTCCAAAAATTGACATTGTGACTTCCAGGGCAATAACTAATCTTGCAAGGTTCGGGGTGCAGGTCAACTCAGAGAATGCAAGGCTTCTCGTAAAGTATCTGGCGGATGTTGAAATGTACAATGCCGATATGATCGACATACAGCACTCTACAAGCAAACTGGGGTGGCATGGTAATACATTTGTCCCTTACGACCTTTCAATCGTTTTTGACGGTGAATACCGCTTTAAAACGCTATTCCAAAGTATACAGGAAAGTGGAGACTACTTCAAGTGGGTGACTCTGGCTAAGCAGCTACGATCATGCGGACGATTGGAACCGCGAATAGCACTGGCAGCATCTTTTGCGAGTGTTCTTATACAGCCGCTTGATGCGCTACCGTTCATCGTAGATTTCTATGGGCAGACAGGAGGCGGAAAGACGGTAACAATCAATATAGCGGCATCGGTTTGGGGGAATCCGGCACCGGGAGCCTACGTTGGGAATTTTCGTTCAACAGATACATCATTGGAGACAAGGGCAGATATGCTCAATAACTTTCCGATGATTCTGGACGACTCGAAGAATGCTTCTCAGTATATCCGGGATAACTACGAAACATTGATTTACAATCTCTGTTCTGGCAAAGGAAAAGCACGTTCAAATAAGGACCTCGGAGCAGCTAAGGAAAATACATGGAGTAATGTGACTATTTGCAACGGTGAGAACCCTATTTCGGAATTTGCAGATTCCGGCGGAGCTATCAACAGAATTATTGAAATTGAATGTTGTGAGGATATTTACGAGAATCCAGCAGAGATTAACGGCATTGTCGTGAAGAACTACGGCTTTGCTGGAAGAGTGTTCGTTGGAAATCTCAAACAGTTCACATCGGATGATCTGAAAGAAATGAAAGCCGAAATTGAGAAAGGTTTTGACGGATATGACTTTCCGGCAAAGCAGGTAATGGCAATATCTACACTTCTGCTGGCTGACAAATTAGCTACAGATTTCATATTTAAGGATGGACGTGAGCTGACGGTCGAGGACGTTGTAGACATACCTACACGCAAGAAAGATGTATCAGAAGGTCAGAGATGCTATGAATTCATTCTTGAAAGTCTCTCAGTGTACGGACAGCACTTTGATGCGCAATTTAGCTGTGATCAGTGGGGATTCAAGGAAACGCCAGATGAATATGGAGATGTATATGTATATTTTTATCCGAAACCTCTTGAAAACCTTTTGAAGAACAATGGATTCTCCAGAAAAGCCTTTTCGGCCTGGGCGATTAATCGAGAGTTAATCAAGCACGCAGGAAAAAGAGATACGGTACTAAAAAGAGACGGTGGAAGTGTAATGAGGCTTATTGCGGTAAAGATTGTTGATATAAAAAGTCTTGAAAACGAGCAAGAAAATGAGGTTATTGAAACTGGTTTTCTGCCAGCTGATGCCGAAACAAATGTTCCGTTTTCGTAATTTGTAACCATGTAACCGTTGTAACACGAAAAAAAACATCCTATAGGAGAAAGTTTGAGAGTGTATAAAAAACATATACTCTAGTGATTCTCCTATATAAAAACCTTGGTTACATTGGTTACACGGTTACACACCTCTGAAGCCCACATAAAATAAGGGTTTGTGGCGTAACCAGTGGATTAAAAAAGCCGGTTACACACGGGTTACAAAATTAAAAAGTATATGCAATTAGATTTATTATAACAAAATTAACTGAATATTGCAAAAATATTCAGTTAACATAATTATTACAAGGAGTGGTTACAAAATGAAAAAAGACGATCTCAATAAAAAGCAAAGATATGCATTAGATACAATGCTGTCTGGCAGTAATGTTTTTCTGACAGGTGACGCAGGAACAGGCAAGACAACGGTTATCCAAACGTTCATCGATGAGGCGGAAAAAGCTGGTAAAAATATTCTGGTATCCGCCACTACTGGAATTGCAGCGGATAATATCGGATATGGGGCAACTACCGTACACCGAGCATTGAATATTTCAATTAAATTTGAGGACTATAAGAAAAAGGTGAAATCCAGAGCTGAACTTCTGAAAGAAGCAGATGTTCTTATCATTGATGAAATCAGCATGTGCCGGTTCGATTTGTTCAATATGATTGCAAAGACGATCATCACGGAGAATGAAGAGAGAGCAGTTGACAGACTTCTGATCGGAGAGGACAAAGAAGACATTCAGTTAATCGTGATAGGTGATTTCTACCAGCTTCCGCCAGTTATTACGACAGACGATCGAAAAATTCTCTGTCGGATGTATGGATCTGATTATGGAAAGGGTGGAAAGTATGAACATGGATATGCTTTCATGTCTGAATACTGGAAAGAAATGGGATTTGAATATATCAAACTTGATGAGGTATGCAGGCAGAATGATGAGGGATTTAAGTATGTGCTGAATGATATTAAATATGGCAACAATATTAGAAAATCCATTGCATATCTGGAGAACAACGAATCAGACAAAGTTATACCGGAAGCGCCGTTCTTGGTTGGCACTAATGCAGAAGCTGACAGAATTAACAATACTTTCCTTGGCAAGTTGGATAAAAAGACCGAAAAAGTGTTTCATGCAGCAGTTGACGGCGAGCTAACATCTGCCGATATTAAGAACATTGCATTTGCCAGAGAGGACTTAATTCTTAACATCGGTGCAAAAGTGATGATTACAGTCAATGATTTGTCTGGAAACTACGTTAATGGAACGATTGGCATCATTCAGAAAATTGTGGAAAACGGAGAATTTGAAGAATCTTATCTGGTTATCAAAACTGATAAGGGCAAAACAGTTAGCTTATATAGATACAATAAAGACATTGAGAAACAGGTTATTGAGGAATCCGAACAAGAAAAGGATGGTCGGAAGATCGTGAAAGAGAAGATTGTCCGTAAGAAAGTAGGCTCTTTCTCTCAGTTCCCGGTAAAACTTGCCTGGGCAATCAGCATTCATAAATCACAGGGACAGACATTTGAAAAAATCAACATTGACCCTTGCTGTTGGGATCCTGGACAGTTCTATGTGGCTGTTTCCCGGGCTAAATCAGCTAACGGCATACATTTTATCAGACCGATAAAACAGAGCTATATAAAGGCGTTTAGCAAGGATAACGAGCGACTTCTTGAACAGAGTTTTGAGGTAGAAGAAGGTGCGTAAGTATGAGAGTGACGCATGAGCAGATACCGAACACCATAAAGTTTTTACAGATTGACTTTCCGGCACTGGTCCTCCAGACTGCCGGAATTGAGGCAAAAGATGAATACTGGCAGCAGGTAGTTGAACAGATCCATGTTGTATCTGAAAAATATAACAAAAATGGATTTGTAGATCACATGCTTGTTGCTTATTCGAATTATCTTTCCAAGATGTTTAATAAGGCAAAAGAATTGGAAAAGGAGAATCAAAATGCCGTACAACACAAAGAATAGATGCGAACAGGGACAGGCTCTCAGGAAAGAAATTTATATGTATATCGTCAGTTATATTAAACTGGTTGGATATGCACCGTCGATTACAGAGATTTCTGAAAGGGTGGATGCCGGGAGAGCTACGGTCTGGAAGCATATCAATAATCTGGTTGATGATGGTTTGCTCAAGACGAACCACCCCAGTACCGACAGGGCATATACTCCAGTTGGGTACGGAATAAGAAAGATAAACAAGGAGATAAAATGAAACTTTATGACATTGTTGCAGCAGACGGTGAATTTGTAGAGTCCTTGACACAAAGAGAAATCATGAATAAATTCGGACTTACAAAATGCAGATTCCGTACATTCTTGGATAACAGCTATCTGATTGACGGCAAATATTGGATAGATGACTCCGCTGAAGATATGCAGGTGACTAGAAACGGATGCCGGAAGATGTTAAAACAGTTTGATGCTTTAACAGAAAACATAAGGAGGTTTGTTGGATGGGAAGCCTAAAAATCAAGCAGAAAAAGAAAGCATTCATTCCATATGCAAATAAACAATCTCATATGTTCGCACAGTCTATCCAGAACTGCCAGAAAGAGTTAAAAGAGATGGAGTTAAAAGCCTTTGATGATGGGTTCGAGGATGGAAAGAACTGGTCTGACGTGCTGAATTTTGTGATTTTGTTCTATGTAATGCACGAATTACATGGATGGGAATGGAAACGTTACATGAAGTCCGTAAAAAGAATTAATAACTACATCAATGATATCAATTCTGGAAAAACATCATTGTCTGAAATGGTTGATGATTTGGAAAAGAAGCATCACATTCAGATTTGTGATGATTATAAGGAGCTGATTGAGAGATATGGAGCGTAAAGCTGCACCGATGATTTATATACAGAATAACGGACAGGTAGCATTTGGGTAAATGAAAGTAGGACGAGAAATGAATATTAAGTTAAAAGAAATCAGCAGAGACGATTTAAAGGTAGGAGATACCGTCGGAATTGCCAGAACGGTGAATTGCGGGTGGTTATCGACGTTCCGACATAGAAAAATTATTCCGGTTAAGATTACAAGAATCACTCCAAAAAGAACCAAGATCGAAACAGATATATATGAAGAACATGGAAAAGGCGAAAAGTTTTACGAATACGATGAAAATGCCAGAAAAGAAAATGAACTTCTGGCTGAAGCTATTGGAAAAGTACTTATGAACAAAATGGTCTTTCAGATGCCAGAGGATAGCGAGGTGGAAGCATGATTACATTCTTATTAGGATTCACCCTTGGAACTATATTTGGAGTGGTTAGTCTTGTATGTGTGGCGATCATGTACGACAAACACCATCCAGACGAATAGAAAGGAGAACGGTATGCTGACAAGGAATAAAAAGCTGAAAGACTACGGTATTCCGGCAGAGGACATTGAAAAATTAAACACGATGCTGAAAGACTTCCCGGCAGAGTACGGATACCTGCTTTCCGGTGCTGCCTTGTCAGCTTGCCCGAAGAACACGGTGATAGCGGATATGGTTATCGAGAATATCCTACACCGGAAAAGCTACAGGAAAATCAGCAAAGAAAGATATATCCCGATGAACCCGAAAGACTTCTACGGATACAGGCGCAAGACCGTCGCTGTACTGTATGAGAGAATGCGGTTATTGGGAATGTGGGAGGAAGAATAAATGAGTAAATATTTTTCATTAGCTTTAGGCGTTGCGAACACTGTGTGTATTGTTGCGAATATAATCAATCAGAACTGGGATATCCTGGTGATTAATATTATAGCGTGCGTATTGTGCCTTGCTAATTTCATAGTGAGTGATTAAAAGGAGTGAAAAATGAAGTTAATTGATTTAATAGCAGCAATTGGCGGCGAGCCCGAAAGTAAAGATAAAATTCAGATATGCCATCCGGGTAGAAGCTGGGAAGATTACGATACATTCAATACCGGTTCAAAGCTGTTGAAACCATTTTATAACTTGAAAGTAAGCTGCCTTTCAGCGATAGAAACGGATGTGATTAGAGTTGACTTGGATTTCAATGAGAAAAAGGGTGAAGTAGATGAGCAGACTGATTGATGCAGACGAATTAATCAAATACATCAAAATTTGGGAAATTGGCACAAGTATTAGTTCTGACCAGAAAGAATTTATTAATTGTGTCCCGGGGTACAATACTTTAAGTCTGATGCTGAGAGGAAGTGAAGCGTATGAGTAAATCAGTATTAGTGATAGACGCACCAGAAAATTGCTATGATTGCCCGTTCGGAACTTCATACTGCGGTGAACTTGAATATGTGGGTTATTGTGAATTAGCTGATTGTTTAGATTATGATGTAATTCTGATGACAGAAGAACATTATGATTACGAAAGCAAATCAAGACCTAAATGGTGTCCATTGAAGCCATTGCCGGAGAAAAAAGAGTATATCGTTCCGAATGACAATGTAGAATCACAAAAAGATATTATTGCGGTTGGTTGGAATGCCTGCTTGAGAGAAATTACAGAAACAAGCGATGAAAACAAGCGATAAAAAGTAAGCGATAAGAGGTGGAGAAATGATTATTTTAACTGGAAAAATCGTGTTTGTAAAGACACAGGAAGAATATTTGAGTGTTCTGAAAATGGCAAAGCTTCAGGGATTCACATGGGCGAGAGAAAACCATTTAAACCCTATCGTAATTCCGTTTCCAAACATATTGAATTTTTACGACAGTAAGATTGTTACTTACAACTATGTTGAAAAGACAGTGTATGAAGCATCCGAAATCGTCAAAGATGAAGAAAAAATCAAGGATGCAGTAAAACTTGTCAGAACATTCACTAAATACCCAGACAGAACAGCATTGACGGAACCATTTATTGAGTCCTTGAAGTTGCTTGCAGATACTGCAGAAAGTCAGATGGAAGAGGTGAAGTAGATGGAGAGATTAACAGAAAGAGAAAGAAATGTTGATGGTACAGGAGTTGCAAAAGAAGAAATTACGGATGGATTATTAAAACCGTTTGCGGATAAAATTCTTACGAAACTTGCTGTTTATGAAGACTTAGAAGAACAGGGATTGCTTGTGAGATTGCCGTGTAAGGTTGGAACAGAAGTATATTACATCTTAGGTATTCCAAATAAGACACCATGTACAATCGACAAGTGCGTATTTAAGTTGTCGGATATAGATAAAATCGGTGAATCATTATTTCTCACCCGTGAAGAAGCTGAGAAGAAGTTGGAGGAGATGAAGAATGACAAGGCCTGAGATTACGGCAGAATTATCAACCATGATTGAAAAGAAAATCAATCCGAACAACGATCCTCGTATCTACTGGGCAAAAGAGGTGACGTTTGATTATTCTACAAACCATGCAGTTAGAGTGGACTATATGAAATTTGTTCCAGTGAACAATAGTGTTTCCGGGATAGAAAAAGGTGATTGCTATTGCTATGAAATCAAGTCATCTATTGAAGATTTCAAATCTGGCCATGGATTGAATTTCATTGGAGATTACAATTATTTGGTTATGCCAGGGGAATTAGCTGCAACAGTATTTTTGAAAATCCCGTATCATGTAGGAATATATGTCCCAGAAGGAAACGAACTTATATGTGCCAAGAAAGCCAAACGAGCCAACAGAGCGAGGCCTGTATCTGAAATACTTCTGATGATGTTTCGGTCTGCAAACAGAGATTACAGGAAAACGGTAAAGAAACTGGAGGAGATGAAGAAATGAATAACAAACCTACACCAGACATAACGCCAAACCTTGCTATATCAGCATACCACGTACTACAGCAATATTGTACTGGACAGCCAGCGGATTGCAAAGGCTGCGGATTCTACGAATACTGTCCAGAATGTTTTCAAGGCATACCATGTGACTGGAGCTTGAATGAAGAAGGTGAAATAAATGAAACTGAGAAAGGCAACACTGATTGACTACGGAGTGCCGCCGGATGATATACCGACATTACAAAGTCACTTGCGGAATCTTAGTGAGAGCGATAAATATAATCTGTTACAGGTATCTATCAAATATGCGCCCGGCATCGAATCACAAATCTATGACAGCATCGTGAACAGTATTGGTTATCGGACAATGGAGAAGATCAGGACAGTTCCTGCAACAGAGAATGACTTTTACGGATACAAACGCAAGGTCATGGCGGAATATTATCATCTGGCCAAACTGATTGGCAGGCTTTAAAAAAAACTTAAAAATTTATAAAAGTGGTAGAGAGCTAAATCTCCCCAGTGTGGTATTATATTTGTATATAACTGCTATACTGGGGACTTTTTTGAATTCAGAAAGGATATGATTGGATGTTGATAGGATGGCAAATGAGAAAAATTTAATACCAAATTCTGAACGAACTCCGAGCGAACTCCGAGAAATAACAAAAAAAGGCGGTATTAAGTCGGGAGAAGTGCGCCGTCAAAAAAAGACCCTTTCTGAATTAGCAAAAATGATAGCTGAGAATCCTGCCCCGACCACTGCGAAAAAGAAGCTCACAAAGATGGGAATATCTGATGAGGATGCAAATAACAATGCCTGCATTGTAGCTGCCGTATACGATAAAGCTATTAAAGGAAATATGCAGGCAGTAGACAAATGGGAACAGTTGGTAGCTGTATCAAAATCAGACGAAAGCAAATACGAACTTCCTGCCAGAGTGCTCGGCAAGGCATTCGTGGATATTAACCGACAGATTAAGCCTAATATCGAATATGTATTCGAGGGCGGTCGAGGTGGTCTGAAATCCTCTTTCGTAGCTTTTAAGATTGTTGAGCTTATTAAGAATAATCCACAGATGCACGCCTGCATTACAAGACAGGTGGCAGGCACTCTGAAAGATTCCGTATACGCCAATATGAAATGGGCTATCAATGAACTTGGACTGATGGAAGAATTTGAATGCAAGGTGTCGCCACTTGAGATCAAGTATATTAAGACTGGACAGACAATATACTTCCGTGGTCTGGATGATGAAACCAAACTGAAATCCATTAAGCCGGAGTTTGGCTACATTGGAATCCTCTGGAAAGAAGAAAAAGATCAAATGAAGGGAGATGCTCAGGAACGCTCTGTTAATCAGTCAGTGCTTCGTGGTGGTGATGAATCCTATGATTTTTCATCATACAACCCACCAAAATCAAAATCAAACTGGGTAAATAGGATTAAGCTCACACCTAACCCAAAAAGAGTTATTCATCATTCAAGTTATCTGGAAGCCCCGGCAGAGTGGCTAGGTCAGAAATTCCTTAATGATGCAGAGCACTTAAAGGAAGTCAATCCAGAAGCATATGAGCATGAATACCTGGGTGTCCCAAATGGTGACGGCGGAAACGTATTTGAATATCTCGAAATCAGAGATATTACAGACGAAGAGATCAGCCACATGGACCGCATTTTCGCTGGTGTAGATTATGGATGGTACCCGGATGCCTTCTGCTATCTCCGAACTTATTATGATTCTGCCAGAGAGAAGATATATCTGATTGACGAGCTGTATGTAAATAAATGGAGCAACTCTAAGACTGCTGATTGGATCAAGAAAAAAGGCTATGACGATTACACAATGATATGTGATTCTGCGGAACCTAAGTCTGTGAATGACTTCCGGGATGCCGGACTTCCTGCAAGAGGAGCAATCAAAGGACCGGGAAGTATCGAGTATGGTTTCAAATTCTTACAGACAAAGACTATAGTTATTGACCCGAAGCGGACACCGAACGCATATAAGGAAATCACGGAATATGAGTACGATCGGGACAAAGAGGGAAATGTAATAAGTGGTTATCCTGACGGAGATGATCATGCAATCTCGGCACTTAGATATGCTTATGAGCCGTTGTTTAACAGGAGAGGTTACAGTGCATAATGGGACTTATAACAACACTAAAAAGGTGGTTTAATATGATATTCAAAAAACAAGCCGAAGAGGACTTCAACATTCAGGCAGCAGAATTCCCAGAGATGGAATCACTGATTAACCGGTGTGCGAACATCTACAGAGGTGTGCCGGAATGGTTAGATGATAAGAATAATGTCAAGACGATTAATTTTGCTAAATCCGTCTGCTCAGAAACAGCTCGGCTCGCAACACTGGCGATCGGTATTCAGATTGATGGTTCCGCAAGGGCTACGTGGCTACAGGAGCAGATTGACAAGGTATATTTCCAAATCCGACACTGGGTAGAATATGGCTGCGCTTACGGAACGGTATTCATCAAGCCGAATGGGGAGAGCCTTGACGTATTCACTCCGGCAGATGTGATGATTGTAGATTATGACAATCAGGAGATTAAAGGGATTATATTCAAAGATTCTTATACTGTTGGACGGAAATATTATACACGGCTTGAATATCATCGTTTTGTTGAGACTACAATAGATGGAGCGACGACCTATCCGTACTACGTTTCCAACAGAGCTTATGTTTCAAAATCCCCCCAGAGCATCGGCGATAAAATCGACCTCAAACAGACCAAGTGGGCTGACCTTATGGCAGATACACCACCAATTCTCAAGGCAAACGGTGAGAAACTGGACGGACCGCTATATGGAGTATTGCGGACACCGCAAGCGAATAACGTGGATATTAATGCACCATTGGGCTTGCCAATATTTGCCGAAGCTATCGAAGAACTAAAAGACCTCGACATTGCATACAGCAGAAATGCCGGAGAGATTTTTGATTCGCAGAAGATTGTTCTGGCAGATGATAGACTGCTGATGCCAAGCGGCGCACCTGTAGCAGCTATGTCGCCACAGGGCATGGAGAGCAGACGGAACGAGATGAGGTTACCGCACTTTGTCAAGAATGTATTCGGACAGGATGAGAAAGAATTCTATCAAGAAATCAATCCAGTTCTCAACACAGATACCCGTATAAGCGGCATAAACGCCATTTTAAGCCAGTTGGGATATAAGATTGGATTCTCCAACGGATACTTTGTTTTTAACGAATCTAGCGGTATTCAGACGGCTACGGGAGTAGAAGCAGAACAGCAGAGGACAGTGCAGTTCATCAAAGATGTAAGGGACAAACTGGAATCCTGTCTGGATGAAGTTATTTACGCATTGAACGTCTACGCTGACCTGTACGGGCTTGCACCAGTCGGAGCTTATGAAGTCAATTATGATTTTGGAGACATCCTGTATGTGCGAGAAAACGACCGTGCAAGATGGTGGCAGTATGTGACCACTGGCAAGGTACCGGCATGGTTGTATTTCGTGAAGTTTGAAGGAATGACGAAAGATGAGGCGGTATCAATGACAAAAGAAGCAGAAAATACACAATCAAAAGGATTATTTGATGATGAATAAAAAAAGAGGGATTTATTTTCCCTCTGAATTAGATTTTAAATAATCAGATATTAATTTTTCGAGAATAGATGCTACGGAACACTTTTCTTTAATTGCAAGAATTTTAATTTGTTCCAATAAATTTTCGTCTATAGTAGTCGTAAATTTAATTTTACTCATTATGACACCTCCTTTAATATGAATATACCATAAATACGTATAGACGTAAAGAATAAAATATGCTACAATATACGTAAATAAGTATATACGTATAAAAGGAGAACATAATATGAAAAATCAGATAAGATTGCATCTTGAGGGCGAAAGGTATGGAAAGCTTGTAGTTGTGGAAGAAGCCGAACCAATTTATAGCAAAACAGGAAAAATGATTCGGAGATGGAAGTGTAAATGTGATTGTGGAAATATCACAATCGTTAGACATGGAGATTTAAGAAATGGAAGTACTGTAAGCTGTGGCTGTTATAACTACGAAAAAGAATCGGCGGTGAAAACCCACGGATATTCTCGTACAAAACTTGGAAATGTTTTTGAGGGAATGAAGCAGAGATGTAATAATCCCAAAAATAAGAACTATGAAAAGTATGGAGGAAGAGGAATAAAAATCTGTACGGAATGGTTAAATGATCCGAAAAAGTTTTTTGACTGGGCTATAAAAAATGGATATAAAGAGGGTTTGTCTATCGACAGGATAGACGTAAATGGAAACTACGAACCAGATAACTGCCGTTGGGCTGACAACGAAACCCAATGTCTAAACCAGAGACTAAGAAAAGACAATAAGACAGGGTATAAGGGCATTTATTATAGTGAGGGAGTGTATAGAGTGCAAATTAGAAGAAACAAGAAGAGATATTACTTTGGATCATATAAAACATTACCCGAAGCAGTAAAAGTGTTAGAAGATGCGAAAGCAATGGTCAAAGAAGCTCAGCCAGACGAGCCGAAATTATTTGGAGAGGAGTAAAAAGATGGCAGATAAACCAGTAACAAGGGAAGAAAAATATCTTGCGTACTTGACAGGTGATTACACAGGCGAACTCCCGAAGCCAATCACGAGAAAAGAGAAGTATTTATACGAATTATGCTTAAAAGGAATAGGCGGTGAAATCTCGCCGGAAGAAATCAAGAATGCAGTAAATGAGTACCTTGAAAAGAATCCGGTCAAGCCCGGAGCCACGACAGAACAGGCACAGCAGATTGAGCAGAATAAAAAGGATGTTGATTCGCTAAAGGAAGATATAACTTATGTAACAGAAACAATATATGGTGACAATTTTTTAAAGACGCTTGAGACTGTCAAAACCGAATTGTATCATGAAAAGTATGCTTGGTTCATCCCACTTAATTTATATAGCCAAGGTGACACAATGTTGTTTTATTTCCCGACACTATCAGATGGCTCGTATCAAACATATTTATGTGACGAAAGCAAGGTTGCTGTACAGAATATTACTGTTTCAGTCAAAGATCATTATAGTACAGTTGAATATCCTAAGTTTGGAAAAAAATATGCATATCTCCGTATGTATGCGAAAAAAACGACGGATGTATGTTATATAAAAAAAATGAGTTTAACAATATTAAGTGTTATTGATGGGTTTACACAAAAAAATATACATTCATTGCTCGTTGACAATACCGGGAATACAGACGTGTCTAGGGATGTGCAAATGCTTATAAATAAATTGGAAGCGGACGATGTTGAGATTTATTTCCCAAAAGGAAAGTATCTCTTTTCTAATCCTATCAATCATAAAAAAGGAAATGTGACTTTTAGATGTGCAGATGGTGTAGAAATGATTATTAATTCCAGTCCGGTTTATACAACATTTAACATATCTGGGGCGGATATTCCACCTTATTCTTTAGGTACATTTAAAATAATCGGCGGCCATTGGACAACTACAAGACCTTTTGATGTTTCTGGAGACAGTATAAGCACAGGTTTTCAATTAACAAAAATGGGTGGCGTGACTATTATAAATGCCACTTTCGAAGAATTAATGCAGAGTAATCACCTATTTGATATATCAGGAACAAAAAATATATTGATACAAGGATGCACATTCAGAGGTACATTTTTTAATCCATCACAAAAACCGAATAAGTACGGAAATTTTGAAATGATACAAATTGACCTAGCAAGCGGAATTAATCTATCTATTTGTACCGAAAACGGACATAACGAGTGTACAAAAAATGTTGTTATAAAAGATTGCGTGTTTGAGCCAAGTGGCAAAGATAATTGTTACTTATACAGACCAGTAGGAATGCATTTTGGTGGAACTTTGATTAATAATGTGGTTGACTGGTACGATAATATAAAAATCGAAAACAACATTTTCCACAATGTTTTAGGACGGGCGATAGAAGTTTCTTGTGCAAGAAATGTATCAGTCAAGGGGAATATTTTCAAACAGGAGACGGAAATAATTGATGGAATAATAAAATGTGGAAGTGTAAGATGGGGTAATACTGCTACCTGGGCAACGTTTAGCGGTATTTCTGATAAACAACGATATAATTGTATGAATATCAGTATTCTCGACAATATGCTTAGTTGCAGTGTAGATTCTGATGAAATGTTTATAGATGCGTTTCCAGTATTAGATACATCTAGTATGTATGTTAATTCGTCTGGTAGCCATTTAACAAAAATGGCAAAGAATGTAACTATCAAAGGCAATACTGGTGATTTGAATATAAGAGCCAATAATATCTATATGTTGGACATCAATAATAATGATGTTCCAAATGTGTATGTTGACAACAACAGTTAATTAACTAAAGAGGGCTTTAGTTAACCAGTAAAAAAAACAAAACATGTACCACAACATTTATCGAAAGAGGTGATATACTATACTTAGTCCAGAATATTTACGCCGAATAACAGAGGGCAGTGAACAAATTGCCGAAGAGCTGCATCAGTATATCATCTCTGAGATTGTGTCTCGAATGATGGCAAGAATCGGCAGGGGCGAGGACTACATTCTGACCAATGCTGATGCGTGGAGAATCAGAACATTACAAGAATCTGGTGAACTGCTAGAGGACATTCTGGCAGAATTATCCAGATATACCAAACGCGAACAACGGGAGCTTCTTGAAGCATTTGAAGATGCCGGAATCACTGCGATGAACTACGATGACAAGGTATACAAGGCGGCGGGATTAAGCCCTGTGCCGCTCGAACAGTCACCGGCTATGATAAGGCTCATGGAGCGAAATATGCTTGCGACTATGGGCGAGTGGAAGAACTTCACGCGTACAACCGCAAGTGCCGCTCAAAGACTCTATATCGAGCAATGCGACCTTGCGTATAACCATGTGATGACTGGGGCGGTTGGGTATACGCAAGCCATCAAAGAGGCGGTTAATAACGTTGTGAGTGATGGCGTTACTGTCACATACCCATCCGGCAGAAAAGACACGATTGAAACCGCAGTTGCACGTTCTGTCAGAACTGGCGTGGCTCAGGCTACGGGAGATATATCCCTAAAACGCATGGAAGAAATGGACTGGGATTTAGTTCTGGTCAGCGCTCACATGGGAGCTAGAACAGGTGACGGCGGTGAGAATCCTGGAAATCACTCATGGTGGCAAGGAAAGATATACTCTCGTTCTGGCAAGAGTAAGAAATTTCCACCTTTCTCATTGACCGGATACGGAACAGCAAGTGGACTGTCAGGAGCCAACTGTCGGCATAGCTTTGGGGCAAGTGACGGAGAATTTAATCCTTATGCAGAACTATCGGCACAGGACAAAGCCAATAAAGGTAAACAGTACGAAAAAGAACAGCGGCAACGTACTTATGAACGAAGAATCCGCAAAACGAAGCGTGAAGTTCTCGGAATGCAAGCGGCGGTTGATAATTGCAAGGATGAACAGGCAAGATTTGCACTCCAACAAGACCTTGACCGGAAGTCTTATCTTTTACAGAAACAAAATGCTGCATACAAAGATTACTGCAAGCAGAATAACCTGAGAGAACTGCAAGACCGGCTCATGATAGCGAAGTGGAACCGCCAGAACGCCGCTAAAGCCAGAGGAGCGGCAAAGAGATATAAGACAGCAAAGGGGATTGACTAATGGATAGATGGGAATATTACAATCCGAATCCTGCCGGGAATCGAGTCGGAGATTGTGCTGTCCGGGCAATATGTAAAGCAACCGGGTTCGACTGGGAAACAGTATTCGCCGGATTAATGATACAGGCGTGTGCTCTGTCGGATATGCCATCAGCTAATTACGTTTGGGGCGCGTATCTCTATAAACGTGGGTACAGACGTAAGCTAATTGAACAGTCAGAACGATATATCTATACAGTCAACGACTTTTGCGCAGACCATCCGACAGGCACATACATCCTCTGCATAGACGGTCATGTAGTGACGGTACAAGATGGCAAATATTTTGACACATGGGATTCCGGTAATGAGATTCCGGTATATTACTGGGAAAAGGAGAATAAATGAGCATATCAGAATTTGTACAGATTTTCCTCTCTATCTGTGGAGGGGTGTCTATTGTCGGAGGCGCGGCAGCCGTAATTTTTAAATGGATTACTCCGGCATTTCGACTTAATAAGCGAGTAGAGACACTGGAAGAGCATGATAGACGAGATTATGAAAGTCTTCGGAGAATCGCAGAACGAGATTCATTAATTCTGGAAGTGTTATCAACCATGCTAGACAGTCAGATCAGCGGAAACAACGTCGAGGAGTTAAAAAAAACAAAGCAGAAGCTCACGGAGTATCTTGCACAGAATCAGCGTTAATTGCATTAATAAGGGGTATGCTCATGAAATTATATGTGTTCACTAAGAAAGATATAGACAGGTTCTTGATAGAGTGTAATTTCACACCGGATGAAGAAAGATTATTCCGGCTGAGATGTAAGGAATACACTCTTGAATACTGTGCTGAGCAGATGAACGTGAGTATGTCTACAGTGAAACGATTAAGCCGGAGGGTAAATAATAAAATAATTAAAGTATGCTGATACTTTTCAGATACTTATATGGGTCTTAGACGAACTGTCTAAGGCTCTTTTTTTATGTAAAAATATAGTTATAGAAAGTCATAGAATAAGTCATAGAATAAGTCATAGGAGGTGTACGAGATGGCATTATATAACAATCCTTATCAATATAGTTTTGGTGTTCCGGGACAGATGAACCAATTTCAGCAACAGCCTGTCCAGATGCCAGCTCAACCAGTACAACAGCAGCAGAACAATAATGGCATTCTGTGGGTATCTGGTGAAGTCGGTGCGAAATCCTATCTGGTAGCACCCGGGACAAGCGTTTTACTGATGGACAGTGAAAGTGAAAAGTTCTACATAAAATCCACGGACGTTTCCGGTATGCCGCAGCCATTACGAACGTTTGAATATCATGAAGTAGGCATTCAGATGCCACCTAAACAGCCTGTTCAGAACATGGACAGTAAATATGTCACCAGACAGGAATATGATGATTTGAAGGGCAAATACGAAGCTATCATAAACCGATTAAATTCATTTTCTGAACCTGTTAGAGCTAATACCGTGCAGGAATCAGCAGTCAAGGGAGGAAACGCAGATGAGTAATCCATTATTTAACACCCTCGGTGGTGGGATGCCGCAGGGAAACGGGCCAATGCAGATGATACAGCAGTTTATGCAGTTTAAGCAGAATTTTAAGGGAGACCCGAAAGCAGAAGTTGAGAAGATGTTACAGTCTGGGAAGATTTCTCAGCAACAACTTAATCAAGTTCAACAGATGGCAGGGCAATTCCAGCACATGTTGAAAGGAATGAAATAGTACATTACAATCTGGCCAGATTGATGTAAATACACAATAAAGGAGATTATAACTATGGATGGAAATTATAGCTTAGCAGATATTGCCGCTGCTACTGGAAACGGTAGAAATAATGACGGCATGTTTGGCGGAGATGGTAGCTGGTGGATTATTGTTTTATTCATTTTTGCTTTCTTCGGATGGGGAAACAACGGCTGGGGCAATAATGGCAATGGCGGCGGATATGCAGCCACAGCAGCTACTCAGGCAGACGTTCAGAGAGGATTTGACAATTCCGCAGTAATCAGCAAACTTGACGGAATCAATAGTGGCCTGTGTGATGGATTCTATGCCATGAATAACGGTATGCTTACCGGTTTTAACGGAATCAATACAAACATCATGCAGACCGGCTTTGGAATCCAGCAGGCAATCAATGCTGATACTGTAGCAAACATGCAGAATACAAATGCTTTACAGGCTCAGCTTGCGAACTGTTGCTGCGAGACCCGGGAAGCTATCCAGGGCGTGAACTACAATATGGCACAGAACACCTGTGCATTGCAGAACACCATGAACAGTAACACAAGAGACATCATTGATAACCAGAATGCAAATGCGAGAGCCGTTTTAGATTATCTTTGCAATGAAAAGATTTCTAGTCTGCAGGCTGAGAATAATGATCTCAGACGTGCTGCATCTCAGGATCGCCAGAGCGCACTTCTCACAACTGCAATGGCTTCTCAGACACAGCAGCTCATTAATGCAATCAATCCAGCACCGATTCCGGCATATCAGGTTCCTAACCCGAACACATATTACGGATGTGGATGCGGATGCAACACCGGATGCAATTGCTGATAACTTCATATCGAGAGTATCTTTCGATTGATTCGAATGTCGGCTTATACCGTATTACACAGAGGGGCAGGCTGAGACCTGTCCTTTTGTGATATGAAAGGGGTAAAAATTATGGCAGAATTTACAAGTGTAGCTGCTCAGACTGTAGCAGCAAATGGAAACGTAGTATTTTCAAATACAGCAGTTAAGGGTTCTAACTGCATTCAGCACAGAGAGGGAAGCGGAATCATCACTCTAAGAGGACTGACTAACCAGTGTAAAGCGAGATTCTTCGTGGATTTTTCTGGTAATATCGCAATTCCAACAGGCGGTACTGTCGGAGCTATTTCTCTGGCAATTGCAATCTCTGGTGAGCCGGTTCTTTCTTCCCAGATGATTTCCACACCGGCAGCAGTAAATCAGTACAATAATGTGTCCTCTGGCATCTATATTGATGTGCCTCGCGGATGCTGCGTTAATATCGCGGTAGAAAACACAAGCGATCAGGCTATTTCTGTTGCGAACGCAAATATTGTCGTGACTAGAGAAGCATAGGAGGTGCGATTATGAGAGATATTAAGGATTTATGTGCAAGAATCGAAGATGAACTTTCCAAAATCGCTGATAATGGACTGACTACCGGAAATCTGGAAATGACATACAAACTGATTGATATGTACAAAGACATAAAGAACACGCAGTACTGGGACAAGAAAGTGGAGTACTATAACACTGTCCTTGATGAGATGCGTGGCGGATACAATGACGATTACAGCGAACGCGGAAGAAAGCGCGACAGCATGGGGAGATACAGCGCAAATGACGGCAGAATGATGCCGGATTATGACCGAGGCAGTTCTTATGCCAGACGTGGTGAACATTATGTTAGAGGACATTACAGCCGCTCTGACGGACGAGATGCTTATGACGACTATATGACACAGAAACAGAGCTATCGTTCCGGCAAGTCTGAAGACTGCAAAAGAAAGATGCTCGCCGCATTGGAAGAACATCTGGACGAACTTACAACAGAAATGAGTGATATGTCCAAGGATGCAGAGTGCCGGGAAGAACGTGATCTTGTCAAGAGATACGTAGAAAAACTCCGTGATATGCTCTAAAAACACAAAAGTGGTAGAGAGGTAGTTAAAAGAAATCTGTTATAATGTAATTGTGCAGCAGGAAGCACAAGTAAAACGGTTGTTTTTGACATTTTCGTTTTAATCCTTCTTTCTTTAATTTAGTAGCTGGTACGCACGCTTTAACGGAAAGTTGAACAGGTTTGAATCCTGTCGTGCGTATTTGCCATCTGGCACGCAAGATGGCTCACCTCCTTGATTAAGGTTTTTGTTATTCATACTTTTCTTTTAAAAAAGAAATAAATATCCGAAACAACTCGTGGCAGGCATGACACGTTAAACACCTTGCTAACCCGGGAATCCGGGTTATGTGGAATGTACGCTAGTGGAAAACTGACAGAGTCGCACTCTGGTCTCCGGTTCGATTCCGGGCGCTCCGCTTTAATCCGCTTAGAGTTAAGCTGTTTGTATACAGGTGGTCTATGTCTCAGGTGGATTTACGCTATAGCGAAAGAAGTGAAATTCACCCCAGTTTCTTTTTAGAGGGTTGGCCGTTATAGGCGGCATGGAATGTAGCTCAGTGGTAGATCGCACTGTAAATGTGAGGTCGCAGGTTCGATTCCTGCCTTTCCGATTACCTTGCCAGTGGTCTAACTGGCTTAATCCATTTACCTGCGGCGGCAGGTCAATAAACACGACCAGGAGGATGTTATGCAGAAACTTATTGACACTTTAAAATCATTTGGAATTGAAATCCCGGAGGATAAACAGGCAGATGTAAAGAAAGCACTCTCTGAGAATTACAAGAATGCAAAGGAAGTTGCAAAAACTCTGTCAAAAGTCGAGGGAGAACGTGATGACTGGAAAGTACGTGCTGAGACAGCAGAAGAAACCTTAAAAAGTTTTGACGGTATCGACCCGGCAAATATTAAAAGCGAGTTAGAGACTTGGAAACAGAAAGCGGCAGATGCAGAGAAAGAATTCAATGCAAAAATCTACGACCGTGATTTCTCGGATGCTCTGAAAGCGGCACTCGATGACGTTAAGTTTTCCAGCGAAGCGGCAAAGAAATCAGTCATGGCAGACATCAAAGAAGCAGGTCTTAAACTGAAAGACGGTAAAATCCTTGGCCTGAACGATCTGATCGAGCAGATGAAGCAGTCTGACGCATCTGCTTTTGTGGATGAATCTCAGCAGCAGGCTCAGCAGAATCAGGCAAGATTTACCACTCACGTTGGACAGCAGCAGACACCGGGAAGCATGACTAAAAAAGATATCGAAGCGATCAAAGACCCGTCCGAGAGACAGGCTGCAATTGCTCAGAATATCCAGTTATTCCAGTGATTTTTTACACCGACTATACACCAGAGTATAGCCGCTAACCCAATGCCTTAATAATTAATTATGGGTAGAAAGGATTTTATATGGCAGCAAAAGCTAATCTTATTATGACAAATGATATTCAGGTAAAAGCACGTGAGATTGATTTTGTTACCAGATTCGAAAGAAACTGGGAACACTTACGTGAAATACTTGGTATCATGCGTCCAATCAAAAAGACGCCCGGAGCGGTTCTTAAATCAAAATACGCAGAAGGCACATTGCAGGACGGAAATGTTAAAGAGGGCGAAGAAATCCCTTACAGCAAATTCACTGTAAAAGAAAAGCTCTATGCAGAAATGACTATCGAGAAGTACGCAAAGGCTGTATCTATCGAAGCAATCAAGGATCACGGTTATGAGAACGCTGTTCAGATGACCGATGATGAATTCCTTTTCCAGCTTCAGACTGATGTTACCGGCAGATTTTATGATTATCTGAAAACCGGTACACTTACTTCCACAGAAACCACATTCCAGATGGCTCTGGCAATGGCTAAGGGTCGTGTTGAGAACAAATTCAAACAGATGCACAGAAATGTGACAGGTGTTGTTGGATTTGTGAACATTCTGGACGTATATGAATATCTCGGAGCGGCTGAGATTACTATTCAGAATCAGTTCGGATTCCAGTATATGAAAGACTTTATGGGATTCAATACTATCTTCCTGTTATCTGACAGCGAAATCCCGAGAGGTCAGGTTATCGCTACCCCTGTTGAGAACATCGTACTTTACTACATTGACCCGAACGAATCTGACTTCGCAAGAGCAGGTCTTGTATACACCGTATCTGGCGAGACAAACCTAATCGGATTCCATACACAGGGCAACTACCACACAGCAGTGTCTGAAGCGTTCGCGGTTATGGGGCTTACTCTTTTTGCGGAGTACATTGATGCAATCGCAGTAATTACCATTGACGATACACCGGCACTCGGAACTCTGACAGTATCATCTGCGGAAGAAACGGCAACTGGTAATACAAAAATCACTGTAAACCCGGCTAAAGAAAACGCTAACAATGTGTACAAGTACAAAGTTGGTGCATCTGAAACAGCTGTAACTTATGGCCAGAATCTCAGAAACTGGACTACATGGGACGGAAAAGCTGACATTAAGGCAGCAACCGGACAGAAGATTACAGTGGTTGAATGCGACGGAACATACAAGGCACTGAACGCCGGAAGTACAAGCGTAACAGCAAAATGATAAACGCAGGAGGTAACTGGCATGGCTTATGCAGATTATAAATTCTATACAGAATCATTCGGCAATGTCGTGCCAGAAACCGACTTCCCACGGCTGGCAGAAAGAGCCAGTGATTTTGTAGACACAATGACATCTGACAGACTGGTGGATGGACTGCCAGAAAATGAACGCTCACAGAAGCGCATCAAAAAGGCGGTCTGTTCATTGGCTGAATTAATGTATCAGATTGAGCTTGCTGAAAAGAATGCTATCAATCAGGCATCGGCAAATGTAACCGACATAAATGTCGGGAACATCTCAACAGGCATTGTAACATCTGTATCTTCTGGCAGTGAATCCATCTCTTACGCAACACCTCAACAGATTGGGGCGAGTGCAAAAGAATGGAGCGCGGTATATGCCGCCGCCGGAGATGCGCAGAAAACGAATGACTTACTCTTAAAGACAGCTTTACCGCTTCTGATGGGAGTAAGAACGAATGAAGGGATACCGATTTTATATGCAGGATTTCAAGGTTAATATCTTAGGCTCTGAATGGAGCGTGAAATTCGGGAACGAGAAAGAATATCCGAATCTGACAAATGTAGATGGCTATACTGATTTATCAATACGGGAAATTGTGGTTGATGATATGGAGGCATCGCAGGGACAGATTGGAGCAAAAGCAGACCTTGAAAGCTATCAGAAACAGGTTGTTAGGCACGAAATCATTCATGCATTTTTACTTGAATCTGGACTTGATTCCAATTCAAACAGTGCTGACAGTTGGGCTGTGAATGAAGAAATGGTTGACTGGTTTGCTATTCAGTCACCGAAGATTTTTAAAGTATTCAATGAACTTAAATTGATGTGAGGTGATAATAATGGACATTTCAACATTAGGCTCATGTATCGCAATCGTTATGATTTGCTACATCGTAGGAATGGGCTGTAAAGCATCAAAAAGAGTCTCCGATGAATGGATTCCGGTAATCATGGCGGTTATTGGTGGGATTCTCGGAGCGGTCGGAATGGGAGTTATCCCAGATTTTCCGGCAACAGATTATATCACGGCAGTTGCAGTTGGTATGTTTAACGGATTGTCGGCTACCGGCGTGAATCAGGTTATTAAGCAGGCAACGCAGAAAGAATAATTAAGGAGAGGGTATCATGTATAGCAAAACTGTGACGATTTTTGATTATTATGAATCAGCCACGACAGGAGATGCATACTGGTATCCTCATGTTTTATCCGGTGTTGACCTCATTACGGACAAGGGAGCAATCCTTAAAAAGTACGGACCAGACGCAACTGACAACGCACAGTTACACATTCGTTATACTGTTCAGAACGGTGATATAACCATTACCGATAAAGATGGCAAGATTCTCCCATGGGTGCCTTCGAAGGAGTGGAAAAGGCAGATTAACAATGCTCTGGAAGATACTATCACATTCTCGGACGAATCATTCTTTTGGGAGGGTGAATGGACTGGTGGAGCAGTAACTGATGGTGATTATCGAAACGGATTCTACCAGTACATGAACGAGAACAAGGATAACGTGTTTAAGGTTACCAGTGTAGGCGGTCCGTACACACTGATTCCACACTTTGAGATTTTGGGTAAGTGATATGAGTAAAATTCATCATTTCAAAGGATTCTCCATAGTCGATGGAGATATGAAAATCAAACTGAATATGGACAGGTTCTCAAGGCAGTATCAAGAAGCCCAGTATCTCCTTGATGGAATGGTTATGGACAGTATGGTGCCGTTTATGCCGATGATTACAGGGGACTTTATCAACCGAACAAGAGTTGAGAGTACATCCTTACAAGGAACTGGGAAAGTATGCGCGGCGGCGGCTCCTTATGGACGTTTTCTGTACGAGGGGAAAGGAATGGTTGATGAAGCAACTGGAAGTCCCTACGCAAGACGTGGAGCAAAGAAAGTTCTCGTTAGTCAGTTTTCTGGTCGGACAGCCGCAAAGGAAAATCTTGAATACACCAAACAGGCTCACCCACGGGCACAGGCAAAGTGGTTTGATGCCGCTAAACGGCAATATGGTGACACATGGGTTCGCAAAGTAAAAGCACAGGCAGGAGGTGGCAGGCATAGCAGATAAACCTATCGGAAAAGACGCAACCGGATACGAAATTCTGACAGATGCCATGAAAGCACTTCTGAACCAGTATCCGGGACTGTATGAAAATGAAACAATCAAGTTTGAAGAACTTGGCAAGGAATCAGGAATTGCGTTCTCGGCAGATAATGGAGCTTTGATTTATTCAGAAAAAGAAGATGTTTGTGGCGTAATGCACCAGGTATGCCAGTACCCATTTTACGCGGTATATCGCACAGCATCCGACAAGGAAAGGCAGAAGCTATCCGTTCAGAAGTTCCTAGATAATCTCGGTAAATGGATATGCCGAGAACCAGTTATCATAAATGGCTCTGAGACACGTTTAAATGCGTTTCCTGAGCTTTCTCAGGGGCGAGTGATAAAACGTATCACCCGTGATAATTCCTATGCTTTAGAACCACAGGAGAGTGGTGTACAGGATTGGTTATTACCATTAACGGTACGCTACGAAAATACTTATGAAGTAATATAACAAGTAACAACCAGCTATCAATCGGAGATAGTCGCTAACCTACACAGCCTTTTAAAAGTTATAGGCAGAAAGGACATTTCTATGGCAGTTACAGGCAAAATTGACCGTAAATATATGGCTCATTATATCGATGCAGGTTCTCTCTGTGGAGGACTGACACCGAAGTATGAACGTCTTGGAAAAGATCTGGAAGAGTACAATGTTGAACTCAATCCAGACACCGAAACCTCTAAAAACATTCTTGGAGAATCCACATTCAAACATAACGGCTACGAAGTTTCTTCTGACGCTGATCCATTCTATGCAGACACTACTTCTGATCTGTTTACAGCATTACAGAAGATTGTAGATGGACGTCTCAAAGACGATAACCTCAAAACAAAAGCAGTTGAGGTTCACCTTTGGACAGAAGCCACAGCAGGCAAGTATGAAGCATATCAGCAGGACTGCTACGTTGTGCCGACCTCCTACGGCGGTGATACATCTGGCTATCAGATTCCGTTTACCGTCAATTATACCGGCGAACGAGTAAAAGGAAAATTTGATATCAGTTCCGGCACATTTACAGCTGACAGCGAATAATTTTTTTTTAGGAGGGCATAGAAAATGGCAAAAACAATTAATACAAACATTGATGATGGATTTCTTCTTTTCACATTCACGAACAAGCAGGGTGAAGTGTTCTCTTCATTCAAACTGAATCCTACCGACATCAACATTGCAGCAAGAGCGGAAGAATCGGAAACTTTCTTTGAACAGGCTCAGGAATCTGTTAAAAATGTCTCTTCCGGCAAAGAGATGGCGGAGATTAATAAGCAGATCGAGGACAAAATCAATTATATGCTCGGATACGAAGCATCTAAGGATTTATTCAAAGAACCAATTACCGCAACAACTGTTTTTGGAAATGGTCAGGTGTTTGCCTATATCGTTCTGGACAAAATCAATGAAGCACTTACTCCGGAAATTGAAAAGAGAAAGAAAAAAATGCAGGAAGTGGTCAATAAGTACACGGAGAAGTATACAAAATGACCGCCTATGAGTTACCCACATCACTAAATATCAGTGGGGTGGATTTTTCTATCAGGACGGATTTTCGAGTAATTATTGATGTTCTGGTCGCCATGGATGACCCAGATTTGGACGAACAGGCGAAAGCTGTTGTTATGTTACAGATTCTGTTTGAGGACTGGCAAAGCATGCCCCCGGAATATCTTGCAGAAGCTTGTCAGAAAGCTTGCGAGTTTATTGACTGTGGTCAAGTTAACGATAGTCCGAATAAGCCTAAACCCCGCTTGATGGACTGGGAACAGGATGGAGATATGATCGTGCCGGCTGTAAACAAGGTTGCTGGTAAAGAAATCAGATCAGTACCTTATATGCACTGGTGGACGTTTTTTGGATACTTTATGGAATCTGGCGAGTGCCTGTTCAACACCGTAGTTGGAATCCGGTCAAAAAAAGCAAAGGGCGAAAAGTTCGATAAATGGGAAAAGAAATTCTATCAAGAGAATAAAAACATAATTGACATAAAAACACGTCTCAGCGACGAGGAGCAAGCTTATAAAGATAAGCTGAATGAGATGTTGAACCTCAAATAGTTAGGAGGTGGACACATGGCTGCTGATGGCTCAGTCATTATTGATACTAGGATGGACACATCAGGTGTGCAAAACGGCGTATCAGCAATCAGGCGGTCTTTTAACGGACTTGGCAGCGTAGTAAAAAAAATAGGCGTACTGATTGGCGGAGCATTTGCGATTGGAAAACTGACACAGTTCGGTAAGGAATGCGTAGAACTCGGCTCTAACCTTGCCGAAGTCCAGAACGTGGTTGATGTTACATTTACAACCATGTCTGATAAGGTCAATGAATTTGCAAAGAATGCCATGACCTCTGCCGGATTATCTGAAACAATGGCGAAACAGTATGTCGGAACGTTCGGAGCAATGTCTAAGTCGTTCGGATTCTCAGAAGCGCAGGCTTACGACATGTCAACGGCTCTGACACAGTTAACTGGCGATGTGGCATCATTTTATAATATCAGTCAGGACTTAGCCTATATCAAACTGAAATCAGTGTTTACAGGTGAAACGGAAACACTCAAGGACCTCGGTGTGGTAATGACCCAGTCGGCGCTTGACCAGTTCGCGCTGACAAATGGCTATGGTAAAACCACATCCGCCATGACTGAACAGGAGAAAGTGGCTCTCCGCTTGGCTTTTGTACAGAAACAGTTGTCTGCCGCATCTGGTGACTTTATCCGTACTTCAGACAGCTGGGCGAACCAGGTAAGAGTAATGCAGTTACAGCTGCAATCTCTCAAGGCGACAGTTGGACAGGGATTAATCAATCTCTTCACTCCTGTTTTGAGAGTTATTAATATTTTGCTGGGCAAACTGGCAACTCTGGCAAATGCTTTCAAGTCATTTACGGAGTTAATCACCGGAAAGAAATCATCTGGCCAGACAGGCACAAGTGGTGCAGGCCTTGCCGGGACAGATGCAATAGCTGATACGGCAGACCAATATGGAGATGCTGCCAACAATGCCGAAAAGCTGGCAGATGCGACAAATGATACAGCAGATGCAACTAAGAAAGCTACTAAGGCGGCAAAAGGATATCTTAGTCCTCTTGACGAAATAAATAATTACTCAACGGATAAAAGCACAGATTCATCGTCAAAAGTACCGGGCGCAACCGGCGGACTTGCAGATCAGATGAAAGATGCTGTACAAAATGTTGATTATGGAAAATTGGCAGAGGGTGAGACAGTTCTTGATAAAATGTCAAAACCGCTAAAAAAGATAATCGACAGATTTAAACAGTTGGCTAAGTTAATCGCAAAAGGATTCTGGGATGGATTAGGAGATTACGAACCAATTCTTGACGGAATAAAAAAGGATCTCGATTCCATATGGAAATCTTTAAAAGATATCTTCACTGATTCAGAAGTTGCTAAAGCAGCAAATAATTTTTTCGATTCATTCGCATATGCAATTGGACAAGTTGCCGGCTCATTTGCCAGAATCGGATTAACAATTGCGCAAAACATTATAGGCGGAATCGAAAAGTTTTTAAAGCAGAACACGCAAAGAATAAAGAACTATCTGATAGATATGTTCAATATCGGCTCTGAAATTGCACAAATAGGCGGAAACCTTGCAGTTGCTTTTGCTGATGTTTTCTCAGTTTTCGGCGAAGAAACTGCGCAGCAGATTACTGCAGATTTAATCGGAATCTTTGCTGAAATCGGAATGGTTCTTACGGAAACGGCTGCAAAACTTGGCAGAGACATCCTTAACATGATTGCGCAGCCTTTTATCGACAACAAGGACATTTTAAAGTCAGCAATCGAGGGTAGTCTCGGAGCAATAGAAACCGTAACAAGCGGCGTCTTAATAGTTGTTCAAAACCTTAGCGACGCAATATCAAGGTTATACGATGAACACGTAAAGCCGTTCTTTGATTCTATAGCAAATGGACTGTCAAGCATATTTGGAACTCTGATAACTGGATATAACACATACGTTCTTCCAGTACTACAAGGACTGGCGGAACAGTTCAAAGGACTATTAGAGGGACCATTAGGGGATGCGATTTTAAAGATAGAAACATTTCTCGGAAAACTCATTGATTCTCTGAAACTTCTGTGGGAGTCGGTGTTAGTTCCTTTAATTAACTGGATAATCGCGAATTTGCTTCCGGTTGTTGCAAAGATAATTGATGTTGTAGGCACCGTAGCGATAAAAGTCATAAAATCATTAATTAAAATAATTGGTGATGTAGCAGATACACTGAGTGGAATTATTGATTTTCTTGTCGGCGTTTTCACGGGAGACTGGGAACTGGCTTGGCAGGGAATAAAAGAGATTGCGGATGGAGCATGGAGTTTTATCAAAGATGTTGTGTCAGGTGCGTGGGAGATAATTAAAACCGTAACAAAAGGCGCGTTGAGTATAATAAAGAGCATCATCAGCACTGCTTGGAATGCGATTAAAGCATTGACTTCAACAATCTGGAACGCAATTAAAAAGACCCTTTCTGGTCTTTGGAACTCTCTTAAATCCACAGCCAGCACAGTATTTAATGCAATTAAAACTAAAGTTGTAGGCGTATGGGACAGCGTAAAGAACAAGACATCAAAAACATGGGAAAACGTAGCTACGTTCGTATCTAATAAAGTAGAAGCGATAAAAAATGCTATCACTAATAAGTTTAATGCCGCCAGAGATGCAGTCAGATCTGCGTTTGAAGGCATTGTGGATTTTATTAAAGCTCCGATCAATCAAGCAATCAGCATTGTTAATAATGCAGTTGGAATGATTAATAATGCAATTGGTGGAATTGAATCTGCATTTTCCTTTGGACCCTGGACTGTTCCAACACCGTTTGGTTCAAAGACTATTGGATTTCATGCAACATTTCCACGTATCGGAACTATCCCATATCTGGCCAGTGGTGCAGTTATTCCACCAAGGTCAGAATTCCTTGCGGTATTAGGTGACCAGAAGAAAGGCAATAACCTGGAAGCGCCGGAAAGTCTGTTACGTCAGATCGTCCGGGAAGAATCAGGAAAGGGACAGGGAGACGGAAATACCTACAATGTTACAGTTAATGCATCTGGCAGAAAACTGTTAGATATTATTATCAGTGAAGCTGAAATGAGAAGAAACCGGAATGGGAAGAACCCATTTGAGTTAGCGTAAGGAGAAGAATATGCCGCAGGAACAATTTAAAATAGACAACGTTGTTATAAGAGCACCGGATAGTTACAAACCGGTGTTCGCAACCACTTCTACGGAAGACTCTAAAAGAAGTCAGGATTTGATTATGCACAATACACCAATGGGAACAATTGGCGGGTATGACATGCAATGGGGCGAGCTTACATGGGCTGAAATAGCAACCATACTAAATACTGTACTTAACAAAAGTCAATTCACATTCCACCATAAAGACCCAACTGTTCCGGGAAGATGGATAGACAGAACATTCTACGCATCAAATTTCAACATGGCTGCGCAAACTCTGAAAGATGGGGAAGAAAAGTGGACAGATTTGTCTATCAATGTAAGGAGGATTGAGCCGATTTGATAAATGTATCTACTCAGTTAAAGAAAGAATCACTTACAAACAGAAATTATTACGTGACAGCAAATGTTACATTGTCAAATGGCACAACTCTTAAGCTAGGCAAAAAAGACTTTTATCTGTCTGGAAATAATCTCGTAGATTCAGCAGACTCCGGGGACTTTCCGGTGGGTGTGGCAATCGCAAAAACGGCAAGCTTATCATTAGTAAACGATGATGGGCGTTTTGACGGATATAATTTTAATGCTGCAAGGTTTGTTATCTTTCTCAATGTGCGGTTATCTGACAGGATAGAAACTATAAAAAGAGGTACTTATATTGTGTCAAAGAAACCTGCAACGGCAAGCGAAATAAGTCTTTCCCTCTTAGACAAAATGCATAACGCTGATAAGACGTATGATTCTAATTTATCTTTTCCTTGTACGGTCAAGGAACTGCTCTCAGAATGCTGTCAGCAATGTGGAATCACTCTTGGAGATGCAATGTTTCCAAATGCGGACTTTCAGATTCAGAAAGCGCCATCTAATGCGACATATCGTACAGTAATCGGAATGTGTGCCGGGATAGTCGGTGGAAATGCAAGAATTGATGAAAATGACTTACTCAGGATTATTACGTTTGATAAGACATTTACCAATACGACTATTTACGATGGTGGAGCAGTAAAGAACTGGACAAACGGTGATGATCTGGATGGTGGCACGCTTAATCCGTGGACGACAGGGACTGTGATTGATGGTGGTACGTTAAGTAATAACGATTATCACGCGTTATTTTCAATTCAGAATCTACAATATGACGTAGACGATGTCATTGTAACAGGCGTCAAATACGTAGAAGATGAGACCGAATATATGTCGGGTCAGGACGGTTATGTAATCACTATTGATAATCAGCTATTGTCAGGAAATGCACAGGCAGGCATTGAAGCCATTGGGAGTCAATTAATCGGTTTGCGAATGCGTCCTTTCTCATGTGACGGAATTGCCAACGGATACGCCACTTTCGGCGATCCAGTCGAATTTATTGACACGAAGAATCGTGTTTTTAGATCATTTGTAACTAATGTAGAATTTGTGTTCGGTGGTTCAACATCATGGGGTTGCAGCGCAAAGAGTGCCGAAGAAGATGTAAGTGAGTTTGTTGGTGGTCAGCAAGCGGCCGTAGAACAGTCAAAAAAAGATATAGAGAAGAAACTATCTGCCTATGACGTAAAGCTCAAACAGATGAATGAACTTGCAGCGAACACGCTGGGTTTTTTCTATACAGAGGAAGTACAAGAAGATGGTTCCGTAATTACGTACCGGCATGATAAGCCTACACTTGCTGATTCTAAAGTAATTTATAAGACAGGTGTCGATGGATTCTTTTTGTCAGTAGATGGGGGTCAGACATGGAAAGCCGGGTTTGACAGTAATGGAGATGCTGTTCTGAATATTCTTTATGCTATTGGCATCCAATCAGAATGGATTAACACAAGAGGTTTTACAGCAAAAGATAATAACGGGAATACGACATTAAAAATAGATGCCGACACAGGTGCTGTCACATTAGAGGTCGAAAACTTTACGCTAAAAAGTAGAACTATTGAACAGATCGCCAAGGATGTTGTGGATGGGGCAGTTCAAAATAATGTGACTATCCCGAACTATTATGGCACGTATGTACCAACATTGCAGAACTATCCGGCATCTGAGTGGAAAAGTGAAGAATATAAAAAACATGACGGCTCGATTTTCATGAACTTTTCTACGAGCCGGGTATATATGTTTTCTGGGACTGATGGCACTTGGCAGGAACTGGACGCTGAAAAAATTGTCAATTTTGAAAGAGTTTTTAACGCTTTAACGGATAACGGTAAGCAAGAGGGAATTTATATGCAGAACGGACATCTGTATATAAATGCTTCCTATATTAAGTCCGGCCAGATTTCAGCTGATTTAATTAGCTTGAAAAACATTAATGTTACAAACAGTTCTGGAACATCAACATTTGCGATTGATAACTACGGAAATGTTACGCTCAGACCTGATACATTTGTATTAACAAATGGTGATACAATATATAGCGTTGCGGAAGACAAAGCTTCGACAGCGCTATCAAGTGCAAACAGCTATACAGATAAAGCGCTCAGTGATCTCGACATAGGAAAAATGTCCAAGCAAGAGATTATTAATGTGCTAAGCGATAACAGCAGCAATAAAGGCCTGTATCTATCAAATGGCAATGTGTACATGAATGCCGATTATATTAACACAGGCGAATTAGCAGGATGGAAAGTTGGAATTAAAAAGCTTTCAGCAAGTGGCACGTATGGAGAAGTAATACTAGATGCTTCAACTGGAGAGATCTATTCAGAGACGAATACAGGAATATATGTACCGGGGTACGGGACATTGTATGGAACGCGTATTAGAGGAATCAATCTTTATACAGGAACCGTACATGCAAGTTCGGTCTCGGTTAATACCAGTGTTTCTGCTGGCAGTGTTTCTGCGGACAGTATTTCGGCATCAAAAAAAGTTAAAGCAGGCACGCACGTAGAAGCCAGTGGTCATTTCTATAGCATCGGAACGGGGACAGACCTTGCGGATTTAAGTGTCCGAGGGACAAAGAAGAGGATTTTTCCAACAAAAAACTATGGTACACAGGCGTTTTATTGCTACGAAATGGCATCCCCCATGTTTGGAGACATCGGAGAAGCATCCATATCAGAAGACGGCACATGTCTGATAGACATAGATGACATATTCCAAGAATCTACTAATGTAAGGATTGAATATTATGTGTTCTTGCAAAAGGAAGGAGATGGAGATTGTTGGGTAGACCAAAAAGAACAGACATATTTCACTGTAAAAGGTACTCCGGGGCTTAAATTTGCATTTGAAGTCAAAGCGCGTCAAGCTGACTATGAACACATGCGTTTTGCTGATGCAAGTGAAACAGCTTACGATAGGGCAATAGACACAGACATGCCAGAGCCAGACTACAGTAAAAGCCTTGAAATATCAGAACCCGATTACGAAAAAGAGCTTCTTAATAACAGAAAAAAAATTATTGACGAAATGGAGGAAATATCATGAAAAAAATTCTTACAAGTTTTATGAATCTCAGCACTGGAGAAGGAAGTCGCATTGCTTACACCTATTCAGAAGTAGACGAAAGCACAGGAAGTATCATCAGTCAGAATAATAAAGGTAATTTCCTTGTAATGGATGACAATGTACAGAAAAATCTTGATTCCGTAAAGGATTACATAAAAAATAATTTCCTTTCATAAGGAGGTAAGTCTAATATGGCCAATACATATACAATACAATTCCGGCGCGGTATGTACGCTGATTTTGATACATCGAAAATTCGTCCTGGAGAGCCCGTTGCGATTCTTGGCAATGACCCTTCTGTTCCATCTGGCAAAGCCTTATACATTGCATTTGCGGCTAATGATGTAAGACGATTGTGTTCCATTGAGGATATTTCAGAGATGGTCAATGCCGGAGAATTTGTTGGCCCGCAGGGTCCAAAAGGCGAAAAAGGAGATAAAGGAGAGAAAGGCGCAGAGGGTCCTGCTGGCCCGCAGGGTCCAAGGGGTGAAAAAGGAGATAAAGGTGATCCGGGAGAAAAGGGTGCGGATGGCACCGTAGCATTTGAATCGCTGACACCCGAGCAGAAAGAATCACTAAGGGGTATCTCTATCACAGCGGTCAGTATCGACACAGATGGAAATTTGACAATAACATTTTCAGATGGTGATAGTGAAAATGTTGGTAATATTATAGGGCCTCAAGGTCCGCAGGGACCACAAGGTGAAAAAGGAGATGTTGGTCCACAAGGTCCACAAGGCCCACAAGGAGAAAAGGGTGAACAAGGAAATGATGGAACATCTCTTAATATCCTTGGTACAAAAGAATCTGAGGCAGACCTCCCTTTAAGCGCAGAGAAGAACGACGCGTATTTAATAAATGGAGAAATGTGGGCTTTTAACGGCACAAATTGGAACAATGCTGGCAGGATTCAAGGGCCGCAAGGTCCGCAGGGACCAGTTGGTCCGCAAGGGCCAAAGGGCGACCCGGGACCGCAGGGCATAAAAGGAGACCCCGGAGAAAAAGGAGAGCAGGGAATACAGGGTCTAAAAGGCGATACTGGGCTGCAAGGTCCACAGGGACCAGTTGGTCCAAAAGGCGAGCAAGGCGATGCTGGCGTGCGAGGAATCACCTTTACTCCTGTTGTAGACAGCAGAGGAAATATAAGTTGGAGTAATGACGGGGGACTTGAAAACCCCCAGACAGTAAATATTACCGGACCGCAAGGCGATACGGGCGCAAAAGGAGATACTGGGCCGCGAGGAGAAAAGGGAGAGGCTGGGGATGCCGGGCCTAAAGGAGACAAGGGCACTACATTCGTCCCAAGTGTGGACACCGATGGAAATATAAGCTGGAGCAACACAGATGGAATCACCAATCCCGAAACAGTCAACATAAAAGGGCCAAAAGGAGACAGGGGAAGTGATGCGACTGTCCCGATTGCTACAACTGAAACTCTTGGCAAGGTTAAGCCCGACGGTAAGACAACATTCATAGACGAAGACGGAACACTCCACGCAAAAGGCGGAGGCGTGACCGTTACCCCTAAACCCGTAAACAACCCAACAATTGAAAATGCAAACACATCTGTCACAATTAAATGGCAAGACCCTGAAAACACGGTAATCAGTGGCTCAACATTTTCTACATGGGCTGGCACAAAACTTGTAATGAAAGAAACGGGCTATCCTGCAAATCCAGATGACGGAACGCTTGTGGTTGATAATACGGTTCGAGATAAATACAAAACCACAGGCTATACAGTCACAGGGTTAACAAGCGACAAACAATATTACTTCGTGCTGTTCCCATACAACACTGATGGCGTATACAACTACGATACAGGAAACAGACTTCTCGGTGAACCAGGGGAATTGAAGATTGTCACATTCGCTGACGGAACGGATGCTGAAATAGCAAGGATGATTAAAGCGCACTACGCAGGTAAAATCAATATTGGCGAATATTGGGCGGTTGGCGACAAGAGAACCATCCATCACAATGCTATGGATGCAACAGGCGTGAGTGAGTCACACAAAGCAAATGATTATGCTTATGTGATCATCGGAATTGAACATGACGACTTGGTAACTGCTATCAATGGCAAGGCCAAAGCCGCTATTACAATTCAGACGGAACGCCTGCTGTATTTAGACACTACGACAGAATATAACAATTCTCTCGATGCATCTCATGAATGTGGTTATATGAATAGCTCAGATATGAATAGCGGCGGTTGGGAAGGTTGTGAAAGACGTACATGGTGTAATAATGTGTACAAGAAATGTTTACCTGCTTATGTCCAAAGCATGATGAAACAGGTTAAAAAGCTGACATCTGTGGGAGGTCAGAGTAGTACAATCAAGACTTCAAACGATTATGCGTTCTTACTATCTGAAATCGAAATTTTTGGTAACATTCCATATTCTTTTGGAGGTGAAGGAACACAGTATCAATACTTTAAGAATGCGACCGCAAACAGGTATAAAAGCCCACGAACTAGCAATCCTTATGTGTCTGTGTCTGGGGTTTGGTGGGAGCGTTCGCCTTGCCGCAGTGCCAATGAGTCCTTCTGTGTTGTGAATGTGGCAGGGAATACGAACATCGCCGATGCCAGTCAAGAAAGGAGCCTCGCCCCTTGCTTATGTTTCTAAAATCCTAGTAAATTAATGAATTATTTATAGCTGAATGGCTAGGAACAGGAGGCGCATATGGATAAAAAGGAAATTGCAAATATTTATAAAGCAATTAATAGAGTTTCAAACAGACTGAATGAAATGTCTGAAAAACTTGACTTGGTGATGCAAATGCTTAATGCGGAATCTAATCGTAAAATTCTAATTAATGGTGATGGTATTGACGGTCTGGCTGAACTTGTATCAACGCATGATTCGGCACTTGATGAACTGGCTACTTTAGTTGCAACAATCAGAGGTGAGAATAATGGTTAAATTTTACGAAGAAAGAGTTATTAATGAATTGAAAAAATGGACAGATGTTCCCGAGTTGTGGAATAAGAAGGTAATTGAAAGGCTTCAAAAGGATGGCTATGTACTGAATGAGGACGGGACAGTAACAGAATCAAAACCAGGGATAGTGAAATAAAATACGTGCAAGGGAGAAAATATGGAAATTAAAGGAATTGACGTATCATCTTATCAGAGCAAGCCAGACTGGGCGAAAGTATCGAATTCTGAAATTAAGTTTGCAATATTGAGAATCCATCAAAAATCTGGAACTGATTCCTCTTTTGAGCATAACTACAAAGGATGCAAGTCAAATGGAATCCTTGTCGGCGGATATAAATACAGTTACGCTCTGACACCGGCACAGGCAATTGATGAAGCTGAGAGCGTAATTTCTGTTCTTGGCGGACGCGGAATGGACTTTCCAATCTTCTACGACCTTGAATGGAGTCAGCAGAGAAACCTTGGAAAACAGGCGATTGAGAATATTGCAGTAGCATTTCTGACCAGAATCAAAAAAGCCGGTTATAAGGTCGGTATCTACTGCAATCTTGATTGGTACAATAACGTTCTGTCAGACACCCTGAAAAAGTACGATTGCTGGATTGCTCGTTATCCGGCTAGTGATAATGGCTCTGTACAGGAAAGATTGCGTCCATCTGTTGGTGTAGGCTGGCAGTATTCCAGTAGAGGAAAAGTATCCGGCATTAGTGGTAACGTTGACATGGATGTATTCTATAAGGATTACAAAGAGGAGGTTTCTGCAATGGATAAAGCTATTGAAAAAGTGATTCTCATTGCAAAAAATGAGATTGGATACCTTGAAAAGAAGAGCAATAGTCAGCTCGACAGTAAGACTGCAAACGCCGGTTCGAACAACTATACGAAGTATTGGCGAGACATTAAGCCATCATATCAAGGACAGCCTTGGTGCGCAGCATTCGTGAGTTGGTGTTTTATGGAAGCATTCGGACAGGAAAAAGCAAAGAAACTGTTGAAACACTGGCCCTATGTTTACTGCCCAACACTTGGTAATCTGTTTACAAGGAACGCTAATCCAAAGATTGGCGATATTGTAATCTTTTATCGTAACGGAACTTTTGCTCATACCGGCATCGTAACGGCTGTAATCGGAGACAGGTTCTATACCATCGAGGGAAATACTTCTGGCGCATCTGGAATTATTGCAAATGGCGGCGGTGTCTGCGCAAAGAGTTATCTTAACAGTCAGATGCCCGGAACTAAGTTCTGCACACCGGATTACAGTATTGTATCTGATACATCACAAACAGGAGAGAAATATATGTTTAATCCAGAGACAGTAAAAGCAGGAGACAAAAACACATCTGTACTCCTCCTACAGGAAATTTTAAGAGCCAGAGGTTTTAAAGGTAAAAACGGCAAAGTTTTGAAACTTACATGGGCAGCAGATGCGAACACGATTTACGCTCTAAAAGCTTATCAGGAATCCAGAAAAAAAGTTCTGGAAGTGGACGGAATCTGTGGACCTGCCACATGGAAAGATTTGATTGCCATATAAAAACATCCCGGGGTTAATTCCCCGGGAACTTTATTTATAAACATATTTTGTATCATTTCGGGAATTTTAGACTGTTATCGTTAGTCACACGTTAGTCACAAATAAAAATATTGTTTCCTAATATAATAGCGCCAAAAACACTGTATTTACGGGCATTTGCGCAATTTTCTAAATTCTATTTGTTAGTCACAATCAATAAAATTAGAATAATGAAAATGAAATGTGGGAAATCCTTGTTAAATCGCTGAAAACGTTGATTTTAATAGGGTTTCCAGCATTTCGATAATGATATTTCG